TAGATATTGGACATATTAGTCCATTTTTTAGATCTTCTTCGGTTATTCCATACTGAGACCAATACTCTTCGTCATATTTATTAAACTTTCTTTCTTTTATTAGTATTGTCGTGTAGGAATCTTTAGGACTTTTTGAAACTTTTTCTCCGATTTCTGTAATTGGTATGTTATTATTTAGTACAACATTGTTATAAATATCTTCTAAAGCTTGTTTATAATTTATATTTAATAACAAAGATACTAATTTAACACAATCACCAGTTTCTCCCGTGCCAAAATCTTTAAATAGTAGAACATTATCCTTGTTACTTCTGAATATTCCAAACGATGGGTTGGTATCTTTCCTTAATGGGGATTTAATAACCTTACCAATTTCAAAGTTTTTACCTAAATAATACCTGAATATATCATATTCTGTGGTATGTTTTAGGATATTTTCAAGGGATTTTTGCTCTATTTTTAAAGTATTATACATAGTAGTTGGGTAAAAGAAGGGGGGTACCTTCGTGTAAATTCGACTATTTAGTGACCCTTGTTGGGCATTCTACCGAAACCGGAACATGCGCCGAGACACATAGTCAGGACTCCCCCCTTCTTGTTATATATTAGAACGGAAGATCTTTATCCGAACTAACACTGGTATCAGTATTTGTTACAGTGTTAACAAAAGGATTACTGTTTACCGTTTGTGTCGGATCGGGAGTATCTTCCCTTGTAACTTTGTCTATACTCAGCATCTTAATCTTGGACTTTTCTTTAGGAACATCCATAGATTCGATGAATTGGAACTTGCTGTAGTTAGGTAATGAGGTATACTTACCGGAATATACAACTTTAATCCTTACCTTCTTGCCTTTGTAATCGTTACCTAATATCCTTATAACGTTGTCAGCAAATTCTTTGAAAGAGCTAGCGTTAAATTCAAAGCGTTCTTGCGGAACAAACTTTGTAACTATTTGCTTAACCCTTTTCATTTGGTTAATAACCGCAGACTCTAGCTTTTCGGCATCCTTAGCCCTAGGTTTCCACTCAGTGTGTGAAAGCGTCTCGTTGGCTGGATTAACAAAATAGAAAGCTAGAAATTCATTTCCATTATCTGTTTTACCGTATTCAACCTTTGTTAATTCTACGTTCTCATGAATTCCAACATCCATGAAAGAATCAGATCTACCTTCAGACTCAAGGTCTTTGGTGACTCTGTAATTAATATAATCTGCCATATTAATGTGTTTTAGTATATAACCACATTAAACTCTGGCAATTTCGAAAGATTTGTAAAGATGTGGTGTGTGTTGTTATTATTATTGTTTCTGTGCCTCTTCTATACCCTTAAGTAGTATATTAGCATCATTAGGGATAAACTCAACCCCACCTAGTTTTTCAACTATAAATGGAGGAGTTTTGCTAGTATCTCTACCATCAGAGTTTAGATATAGGACATACTCTTTTTTTCCTTCAATATTTCGAATACCAGCCAAATTAACGATGGTAAATTCCCTTTCTACTCCAACATTGGACCATTCATTACCTTTTACGGCAATTCTTCTTTCAGACGCCCCATCATCGTTAATTACGGAGTTAGTGTGTGCAGTGATGAAAATGTGCTTTGGGTACTTCTTAATCATATACAAAAGTCTGCCTATTTCGTCATTATAGGCCGACCATATATCAAATCCCTTTTTGGTTTCTCTCATAGTTTTTAGAACGCTTTCTATATATGCGGAAAAACTTTCTAAAACTACTACTTCTATTTCAGGATTCTTTCCATACTCAATCAATTTATTATAAGCCTCCTGCCAGCCTGACGGTGCACAATAATGCTTAAACTTATTCAGAAATGGCAGCGGTTTAGCTTCAATATTTATAAATCCAGTCTTATCTGGGTCTAAATTTCTGAAGCTCATTGTTTTTCCTCTACCAGAAGGCCCGATAATGGCAACCTGGTATGGTGTGTATGTAGCCATGTGTTTATAAAATACTTATTTCTTTTCTAAGATCCATGATAAATTGTTCTAGGAAATTTCTGTCAAATTTGTTTAAGGCACATATATGGTTGTCGCCTTCGTTAGTTCCACATTTATAGACAATATCTACTTTATTAGTATTATGGTCAACCTCAAAACCAATGGTCACGATATAATATCCGTTACGAAACATATCCAAAGCAAATTCTTTAATCTTATTTTTAGGAAGTATGTCCTTAATAGAATTTGCAAGGATAGTTGTATAAAGTATATTGTCTACCGTTATGTAAAACTTTTTCAAGGGTTTCTTTTCCATATTTTATTAGAAAGTAGCCGTATAGGCTTTATACTTATACGGCTACGTTTACTAAAGGTTATTATAGAAGTTCGCAAATTAAAGAAACAGGTTTCAGAATCTTATGGCCAAAAATAGGGCATTTGGTAACTCGATAAAGACGACCTTCAATATTAACAAGACCGTTGTTAATCTTGTAGATATTGTAACCAATCTTTACGAAGTTTGTGAAAATACGAACTTTTTCACATTCCACTTCCTTATTCTTTAAAACCTGACTCTTCATCTTGTCCAACTCTTTTTTAAGAGTATTGACGAACTCTTCAAGTTCACGTGTAGAACATACATACCAATGCGAAGCATCGAAGAGATCTTCTAACCTGAAATTGTCCACACCTAATTGTTTATAGGTAATATCTACTGTTTTAGCAGTGTGGTTAATTTCGAAGCCGACAGTAGCAAGCTGTCCACTAAGAATTTTGGCAAAAGTAAAATCCTCGATTACATTTCCAGGGAAGGTAGACTTGAGGGAATCTGCAAGAATACTTGCAAATACCAAGTTGTCTAATGTTACATAAAGCTTCTTTACGGTTTCTTTGCTTTCTTCTACTTTTTTCTGTTTACGAATGTCAACAGTTACGTTTCCAAGATCGACAGATACGTTATCAAATCCTTCAACAATGAGATTTTTCATGTTTTTCTTTTTATGAGATTTGTAATTGGGCCTTTGGTTCAAGTAAATCCATAGGATCTACTTCCTCTATGTTGTTATACTTTAAGTCGTTCCTAAAACTTAAAATCTTAGGTTCTCCCTCTCTGCACTTTAGAAAATGCATGTATAACATATCCTTTACAGGCCAATTGTGAATGCCATATGCTCGTATACCTAGAGTTTCTGGTCTATGAAGCACTATAACATAATCACTAGCCTGAAATATTGAGTCTGAACCAAATAGGTCTCTTCTTAGGGGAAAGTGTAATGATTGGTTTGTGATTCTCTCGCTGCTTTCTATATCCCTATTCATTTGCGAAATCTGTATGATAGACGTTTTCTTGATCTTTTTAACCTCTATGAACATTTTCTGAATGTTATAGATGGTTTCTCGTTCTTTATCAGACATGTTGCCTTTAGTTAAAAGAACGTGGTCTAGTGTTACTATAACCCATTTTCCTTTAATTTCAGGCATGTCCATGAATCTGATAATAGTTTCGTAGATGTCTTCAACTGTTCCGGGCGTATCGACATAATAAATGTCGTACTTTTTTATAGCTTCAGACACTTCAAGTATCCTGTTGAATTCGGAATCTTTTAACCCAGATTTTGGATCGTCACTGAGTAAACCTGAATATAGTTCTTTAGTAGTTTTTGACAGTTTATATGATAGCTTCCTACCAACCTGTCTTGAACTAAGCATTTCAAACGAAAAGCTTAGCACTACAAAATTTCCGTCCGGATTTAGATCGAATAGATCTGTTTCTAAAGTATTAACAAAAGCACTTTTTCCACTACCACTTATTCCAGCAACAGTAATTATGACATTTGGTTCTATGCCGCCCATAGTGGTAGAGTTGAACTTTTTCCACTTTGTCCTTAGAGATTTTACAACTCCTTTACGTCTGTTGTCTATGTAATTTACAATCTCGTCTACAGGCTCTGATATGTGCTTTATTGTTAACATGTTACTCGAGTTTTGTCCCATATAATTCACCGTCTTCTTTGGCGACTGTAGGTGGCATACTCTTAAGTATACCTTCGTACGATCTCCATTCCTCAGAAGCTAGCCATTTAGGTAGTCTCTTCATGTATTGCATTTTACCGCTACTTTCTTTAAATGCAATTTCCCATTTAAGAGCTTGAATTATATGTTCGTGTTCAAACTTACCAGACTTTAGAATGTCTTCGTATAGTTTTTCACACTTAGGAAGGTCTACTTTCAAAAAATCTATCGTACCGTCTCTCCTAACAACACTAGTTGGATATACTAAGAGCAGTTCTTCGAAATTTTCGTAGAACTTATTCTTAGAATTAACCAGCTTCCTCAATAGCGGTTTAACGGTTATTTTGCTGAGATCGTATTCTCCCTCCTTGTTCTTATCCTCGATCATACCTAGTACTTCCAACTTCTTTAATATGTAATAGAGATACTTAGTATTAGATAAATTGAAAGTGTCTAAGTATTTCTCTATCAAATCTTGCCTTTTCTTTACTATTAGGTATGCTATTAGAAACTCGTCTATTTCTAGATGGTTTTCAAAAAGCAAATCTGTATCTACATTTATTACCATTCTATCTCAAAATCTTCTTCCCAAATATAGATAAGATTTGTAAGATTTGCTAACTTGTGTTTTTCATTTACTTGGGATTTGTTATTCTTCTCCTATATCTTTCTGCTAAAAGGTCTAGCGTATCTTCAGAATATCCATATCTTAGATTCTGTTTATACTCAAACCTTTCCCATTTCTTCACAAATTTTTGCCTTGTTTTAAAAGGATTTTTCCAATTTTTTATTTTGTTTTTGTCTAGTGACATTCTAAAGCCAGAGACTTCTGACAACTCAAACGCTAACATTTCTGGGTTGTTTGTTTTAAGCATTTTGAATCTTTGTCTATCCCTGTCTTTTAGTACATCCATAAACAAATTTAAAGTCTTGTCATCTGGATAGATATCCTTTGGTATTTCTTTCTCTTTAAGTTCTACATAGGAATCTATCGTACAGACGATTACACTGTCAACTTCTTTGGACTTTTTGAGAATATCTGAAAGTGTTATCATTTTATTTTGTTTAGTGTTTCCAGTGCTTGTAAACTCCTGATTCTACTTCTAGAGTTAGGTGTTTTAGAAATATTCTACCAGCTTCTTTCATAGAGTCTTCTAGTATTCTTTGCCATTTTTCTTTTTCTTCTTCTAAACACTCTATGACTATTTCATCATGAACTACGTTCACTATCTTAACTTTGGAGTTAGGATCAGCTGGATTTATATTTTCTTTTAATATGTTATTTCTTAGTATTACTAAGGCGGTTTTGGTTATATCCCCAGCTGTACCTTGGATTGGAGTATTTTGTGCTCTTCTTTCAATAGCACCTTTTATGCTGTAAAGTTCTTTCCTTTCTTTATCAGTTAGGTTATAAAAACCTTTATCTGACAACCTTTTATATATTTTCCAGGTAGGAAAATATCTTATCCTGTTTGTAATACTGTTAGTCCTTATGTAACCATTTTCTAAGGCAAATCTTTTACAGTTATCAAACAGGTCTTTTAGAGCGGGAAATCCTTTATAAAACGAATTTATTAGTACTTCGGCTTCCTGCATACTTATCTTTAGAGTTTTGGAAAGTGTAAACGCAGAACCACCGAACGATATAAAGAAATTCAAGATTTTACCTTGCTGTCTATACTCTTTATTTTCGTTAGTCTTTGTTACAATAAATTCTCTACCAAATGCTGCAGAAAACATCTTAGTAGCTACGAAACTGTGAATATCACCATCGCCAGTTTTGAAAAATTCTACATAACTACTATCATTAGCTTTGTCAGCCATTATTCTTGCTTCTTGTGAAGAGTAGTCAGCAGTTATTAATACTCTGCCTTCTTCAGCTTCAAAGGCTTTTCTAAAAATTTCTTCTTTAGGAATTTGTTGCATATTAGGATTTCTACTACTGACTCTACCAGTTTCTATTATCTGGTTGTAAGTAGTATGTATCCTACCATCTTCTGCTAAGAATTTATTTAAGAAACTCTCGCCAAACGAATTAACTACTTTTTGTTCTTCTCTATATCTTAATATCAATTCTGTTATGTCGTGTTTTTCTGTTAGTAGTTCTATGGCTTTAGCACTAGAAGATGGTTTCCCATGTTTATCAACTGGATATATGCCAAAAACTTCTGTTAGTATTTCATATACTTGTTTATCGCTATTCCAGTTTATAGTTGTACTCTTTTCATTAGAGGGTTTGTTGGTAAATAGATCTAGTTGAACAGCATTCAATACATATTTTCTAGCTTTTTCATTATTGCTGTTAATAATCATGCTGTCCAGAATTTTTTCTGTCTCTTTAGACTTTGCTTTGTATGTTTCGCTTATTTTTAACCAACTGTCTTTGTTTAGCTTAATTCCATTATATTCTATATCTGCTAAAGCTAAAGTTACTTTATTTTCTAAAGAAACACATTTACCTAATAGTCTTTCTTCTATCAAAGGTTCTTGTTTTTCTTTAATCTT